CGTTTGAAGTCTCATTGACGTATACGTTATCGATTTGCTCTACATCGCCAGTGAGAATGATTTTGGTGCCTTCTCCGATGCGAGTAATAATGGTCTTAATTTCGTGCTTCGATAAGTTTTGGGCTTCGTCAATAATAATAAATGCGTTAGATATTGAGCGTCCACGAATATATGTCAAAGCTTCTATTTCTATTTTGCCTTTCTCCATGTACATCTCAAGTGATGTTCGGTCACCCATTAAAAATTTAAGGTTGTCCTGAATAGGCATTAGCCACGGAAGCATTTTCTCTTCCATTGTTCCTGGCAAAAAGCCGATATCTTTTCCTAGTGGTTGAACAGGGCGCGAGACTATCAATCTTGAATAGTGATTTTCATCTGTTCTTAGACCTATTGTTTGTTGCAGCCCTGCGGCAATTGCCAACAAAGTCTTGCCAGAGCCAGCACGACCCACCAGGGATACAATCCTAATACTGGGGTCCATCAGCATATCTATTGCAAATGCTTGTTCTTTGTTTCTGGATTCTATTTTCCAATCTGGGATAGTTTTGTGGACTACCTTTCTGAGTGGCTCATGGGCTGACTTGAAACGAGCTAGCGCTGATTTCTTTTGATTTGCATTACTTACCATCATCACATACTGATTAGGATGTAGGTTTTCTCCTATTTCTTCAGTAAAGTTGTGGGGATATATTTCATCGCCAGCATAAAAGCGATCAATAACTTCATCATCGAAATTAATAATAGAGAAGCCATTGTACAACTCTTCTGATGAGGTTACTGCATTTTCAGATATGTAGTCTTCAGCCTTAATGCCAATCGAATCACAAATTACTCGCATATTAATATCGCGAGAAACAACTATAGTTTTCCTAGGGACGCCCCTGTCACGTTCTTGTGACTGTATTGTCTTAGCCGTAGCTATGATAACATGGTCTGGGTGTCTTAGATCCAAATCAGCAGGAAATATCACCTCTTTCAAATCAGTAAAGGATACAACCTTTAGTATTCCCTTTCCTTTCTCTATTCTAACTCCCTTCTCTAGAGAGCCTTTAGCACGAAATTCGTCAAGCGTTCTGATAATTTTTCTAGCATTAGCTCCTACAGAATCTTGACGTTTTTTGTGTCCGTCGATTTCTTCCAACACTTTGAGTGGGAGGAAAATATCGTGATTTTGAAACTTAAAAAGTACTTCGGCATCTGTTAGACAAACACTAGTATCTAACACATAATTTTTCTTAGCCATGTGTGACTGCTCTCAATGTAGTAATTAGTTTATTATAGATTTGATTCAATGATTTGTTTAATATATTCTTCATTGAATCCATATATTCCAGCAGCGACGTGGCCGTTTCTATCTATTAAGATAAACGTTGGCCAACTACTAACTGGAAAACCATAACTAATCCCAGACGAACTTAAAAGTTCCCTATTGCCCTGTAATACAGCTGGGCTTATTATCCCGAATATTTGTGACCATGAATCGACCTCTTCACGATCAACATCAGAGTTTTGCGAATCGGCCAGCAGGATCGTTACATAATGAAATCCTTGTGCGCGATACTCGTCTTCGGTGGCTTGCACTGTCTGGGCGGCTGCTTGACAGGGGCCACACCACATTGCTGAAAGATCTAAAAGAATAAGATCTCCCGCATGTTTTGATAATTGCCATGGATCATCGTTTTTATCTAACAAATTAAAATCACAAGCTTTTTCACCAATAGACCAGCCGCAATTTTCTTTCTCTATAAACCCAATCGGCAAAACTTCTTCTTGTGTCGTAGTTCCCGTTTCGACCGGTTCGGTGTCTTTTTGTTTGTCCTTGTTACATGCGAACAATGCTGACAGCAATACAAACATGCTGATATGTTTAATCATCTGTGTATCCTCTATTAGATACATAGTAATTAATTTTAAAATGGAGCCACCTGTCGGATTCGAACCGACGACCTACGGTTTACAAGACCGTTGCTCTAGCCAGCTGAGCTAAGGTGGCAAAATAAACCGGTTTTTGTCTAGAACTAGGATAACCGAAAACCCCTGCCTACGTTTGGGTCGGGCAGCCCCCTTCCGCTTATAAAGCGAGCAGAATAGCGCTATACATCAAATGTTATTGTGCCATTTTCAGTTTCAACTGAGATTGTCCAGCCCGCAAGGAACGGGGCCTGCTCAATAAGATTGGCGACTGGTACCTGGACTTCCGCAGTCAAAGTAGTGAAGCCTCTTTTATTGTCATATTTCTTAGTTGAACATTCAATTAGATCGACATCATGAAAATTATCAGTAATAGTGTCAGCTATAAAATCTTCAAACTCATATGAGCCTCGTTCGTAATTTTCTAAATAATTTTCACTTCTAAGGTGTTCCAGAATATTGCCATTCCAGCGCGTTCGAACGTCCAACTTGGAATCAGAAATAAGACTAGCCAGTTCGCTAATCACTGAAGTCTCTGCAATGGCTGTCTCCACTTCAGTTTCGTTGAAATGAAACACATCAGTGCCCTCTTCGTAAGTTAGCGTAGCTAGCGAATCCTCGGCCACCCTTAAGCTAGTAAGCCTGTTAACAAATGTCATTTATTTCTCCTTTCTTAAACCAAACAACGATAAATTCATTACCACTGTTGACAACAATATTAACATATTGTTCATCTATTGTCAATGGCTTAATAAGACTTCTTTTTATTTTGTATGGCCTGAGATCTCTATTGTTGTTGGCTAGCCATTGAAGTTCTAAAATTCCAGACATTATGTCTTGCTTATCAACACATACCTTTGTATGAGAGGGGTAATGAAAATTATTGTGCCCAATTTCTGATAAAAACCCAATCACGAATGCTCCCATAGATAATCTTTCCATAAATCACTAATTTGATTTTTGCTTACGCTTTTTAATATGCTTGCTCTTGGTCTTGTTGGTTTGTTTAGCGGATACATGCCTGACTCTTTTGAAGTTCTAGAACCTTTCTTTTGATTACACTTTTTGCAAGCTGTTGCTAAGTTTTCCCAAGTATTTAATCCGCCGCGAGACTTTGGCATTACATGATCCATGGTCAGTTCGCTATCAGGAAACGTTTTTGTACAATATTGACATTGGTTATTGTCTCGCCAAATAACATTTAAACGATTGCAAGAAATTGTATTTAGCCTAAACTTTACAATTGTCTTTAAAACAATTACTGCAGGCAGGCTGAAACTTTTAGAAGGTGAATTAATTTTTTCATCATACGTTTCAACCGGTGTTGCTTTCCCAATAATGCACATCACCAATGCCTCAATGGCATCAATGACTTCTATCGGGCGATAAGACGAATCTAATTTCAGAGCCATCATAGTCATTTATTATAACTATGTTTTTAAATGTTGTCAAGTATTATCTATCTGAGTGCTTCGTTACAGTGCGAACGGGCGGTGGTTCAAAATTTCTAACTTTTCTAGCCAAATCAGAAGAACTATCTAGCTTTTCTTCTCCACCAATTCCCCACAAAAGTTCGATCCCCAATTCTTCGCAAACGTCCTGTTCGGGAGTGTTTGAGCGACCACGATCGCCTCCATTTGCAAAATAAGTTGGCTTGAGGCGTCGTATAGCTTCACAAACCGTGTCATCGGAGTCATTAACTGAATCTACCAACACGACACCCTTGATTGCATCTAGAATTTCGACACGACGACTAAATTCCATAAATACGAAGCCCTTCTTTCTAAAGAGCCAATCATCTGAATTAGCAATCACTATTACATCACCATATTCTGCAGCATGGCGAATCATACGAATGTGCCCGGCATGCACCGGATCAAAACCTCCTGATACCATCACCGTTGGGCGCGTTTCATTACTAGAGTCCTTATCGAACATATCATTATGTACGGTCATTGTTGTTCCTTCTTGTTGTTGGATTCTATTATATCAGAATAATACAACTTGTAAAGTAAAATTATTGACCTGTGTCGCCGGTGTCAACGCCTAAGCTATGCACATCATAGTGGTAAGCTATTTCTACTAGATCGTCGGCGCCGGGAATAATCGTAAAGTATACAGTATTGTCTGTTGGCTCATAATACCAGTTCCAATTTAGAGAACCGTTAATGAAGACCCTTATGCTATCAATGTCCGACGGCACGTGTGTTAGCTCTAATGATTCATAGGGCTCTATGCGCGTAGAAGCGTCCGTAACGCCGGCAGACCAGTCTTCCGAGCAGATATCCACTATAGTGCCCCCAAAGTGATTCACGGCGTCCATATAGCGATGTCCGATGTCTAACGAACTTGGTGTTTTTGCGCAAACAGAATCCGCTTTAGCAACGTTATTGATGCTTGCCAAGTACACTGAGCCATTACGTAGGCCACCATACCAATTTGTGAAATCTAATAAATTAACAAAATGATCATCGCTTTGCTCTTCTTCATCCGAGACAAAAACTACCAATAGTGCGGCGTCGTGTCTCATCCATGTTGAAGCATAAGTATTGTTAACAATATATTCGTATGCGGCGTCGAAGCCTTCTTCTCGACCGCCGCGAAGCATAGCGCTATACATATTCATCGCGTCTGCCACGTCGTCGCCTGGGATTAAAGGAAATTGAGCTTCTTTAACAGCTTTTGCTGGATCGTTACTTAACATGGCTAATCTCCAGCCAGTTTCTGGTAGTGCATTCATCATTGCTTCAATGCCAGCAATTAGTTTAGGATCGTAAACATTCATGGAGCCTGATGTGTCTATAATCCAAAGAATATCTACACCTTCAACACTAAGAGGCTGTATGAATGAATCGACCCATATTTCTCCATATTCAATGCCAGTGGGCACTTCTACTAAAATATATGTTGGGACTTCTACTTCTACGTAAACGGTCTCTCCGGGGCCCTCGCCGTGGATAACGTAGTCGATACCTCCGGTGCACCCAGCAATCATCATTACGAACAGCAATAGTGCTGTTTTTAATATATTATTTGCCATCCCTACTATTACGTAGGGGGTGTTATAGGAAAAAGTTGATGTTCTCTTACATTTTTTCTTTTTCCGGTATCCTCAATGTAAATTTCGTAGTCATAAAAGTCATTTTTTGGATAAACGTGTAGAATTAAAGCTTTATCTGATATGTTTTTCAAAAGATCACTTTCACAATCGATAAACGGCTTGTACAGTACCCATTGATCAATATTGTATTTCATGACTTTGCAAGTTATAAATTAAAATTCACACAATCTAGTTGTCACTATCAACGTTGTCGATTTTTATAAATAGTTTTTTTCTTTTTAGCTTTTTCTTTTTCTCAATTAGATGCCATGCATCCTCAATCTGATCATTAAAAGTTCGATCAGCAATCATCTCTTTATGTGTTTTCAGTTTTTTATTCATTCCTGTTTCCTATAATTGGTTCTTCACTTTGGGTAATACTAGACACTATTTCTACCATGCAAGCCGGCAGGACTTCAACTTGATTCCAGCGAAACCAATATACATGCAAAGCATCGTCGTCAAATTCTATCCAACTGTTGTCGGTATATGTTAGTCTCTTTAAATAGACTATTATTCCGTAAAGGGGCTCAGTATTAACTGAAACCCATTGCCTTTCTTTCACAATATCGCCAATATTGTATCTTATATAGGATAGTTCACTATCGCGGGCCACGTCTTATATAGTAAAACGTTGTAGGTATCGAATACTAATTGATGTAATTACAAATCAATGAAGAACCCATGGATTTTTTTCGGTAAGAGTGCCGCTGCACTCACATTCATATGCAGTAACCGATTCCATGTAGCCTATGCCGCGCTGACATGCCTTGTTGCAAACTTCTATTTTCTCTGTATCAACTTGACATGTCTGTAGGGAAACACCAAGCAAGACACAAATTGAAACAATAGAAACAGATTTAAATATCGCACTAGATATTATTTTCATCTGTTGTAGTTCACTAGCAATTGCCATGTTGTTTTTTTAGTAAATGGTGGAGACGGCGGGAGTCGAACCCGCGTCCAAAATAAGTCTAATTGTAGTCATTCACAAGCTTGTCTAATTTACTATCACAAACCAGAAAAGATAGACGGTTATAATCTGCTGCTTACCGTCCTGTTGCAGCAAATGGTTTTGATTTTTACAACTTATCTGTTGGTTTGCTCAAATTGGATAGAAGGCTTTGAGCAGCCTCCCGATTATGCCGCGAGGGCTACGTCGAAGTTATTGTTGTTGTTTGCAACTATTGTTTTTGAACTGTTAAGGCCGTGTCTAACCTGCTTGCACTATTCCTCTTTCTTACCTTGTCGAAACCATTTCATCCCCATAATCTTAACACACTGGTCCGCGTGGTTCTCTTGCTCACCACTTGCTAGCCTTCAGTTTATTTGTTTTTAATTTTCCTTATTACTGGTGCTCTTATAAGACATGGAGCACCCATACAAAATATATACGGACCTTATGTCATATGTTTACACCATATTTCTTACAATATTTCTTAAAATCTAAATATGTGAGACCTAAGAATCTGGCAGCATCCTTTCTCGACTTAGTAGTGGAGATAGCAAAAGTAAGCAAAGCCTCTTTAACTATAGAGTTTGTACTTCGCCAGATATCGAATCCGTAAAATCTGTTATTAACATAGTTGCATGACAACTCTAACTTCACAGCTATCAGCTCTTCTAATGTTAGTGAGTTAACACATGCCAACAGACTATCATTTAAAACACCTTGATCTTTTAAATTATTTATGATACTAGTATTAATAGTAGTTGATTTATTAGCTTTCATAACCATCATTTACTAGCACATATTAAATGTAACGTTAAAAATTAATCTTGTCAAGTGTTTTTTTTGTAAAATCTTTAAATCTCTAAATCGTATTCTTCTTCAAGAGGACTTAGATCATCACCTGATCCTTGTTTTGCTGAATCATATGCTTGGTTTGTAGGTTCTTCCACAGAAGAGTCAAGCTCATCTTCAAACTTATCAAAATAAAGCTTTAGGTTAGCTATTAAGTAATCATAAAACAACTCTTGATCTTCAGGGTTAGCTAATAACTCATATGAATCAATAATGCTAGTTTCAATTTTCTTGAATGACTGAAAAGCAACGTTCCGGCCTGTCTCGTCACCTTCTACACCGGCAGCAAAAGAGTCTACTGGGTCTTCTTCGGGCTCTTCCTCGGCCTTTTCGGCATCGGTTCGAATATCAATGAACTTGTCATCAACTTCATCAGGCTCGTCAGTAATTGTGACATCTACTTCTTCTTCAATATCTTCATCTAAATCTTCAGGTCCTGCGTCGGTGTTGATTTTGGCCGGTGTGAGAGTGTTGACAACTGCATTGATGATGTGTGCGCGATAAGAATCTCTTTGAACCCTATTTGTTGTTAAAGACTTGTAATCTACTTGCAGAACTGGTATAATCTTCTTAAGCAACTCTTCTAAAACATTAATACCTGTTGACTTGTTTGGTGTTGGATCAACATCGGGCACCGAAGCTTCAATTATATATGATTTGATTTCGTGCTTTACTAGCTTTGAAATAAGTTGCTTTGCTATCTTTTCCTCATTCAAGTTTTTTTGCTTGACATGTCGAATTAGATGCCTTATATTTTTTCTTAATGTGGTTTCATCTTGGTTCATCTTAAAATGCCTCTTTCTATAATTAGTTTCATAACTTCGTTGGCGAGTTTTAATTTTTCGTCAGTTCTTCTTTTCTTTTTGTCTTTTTTGGCCGGCTTATCCGACCCAGATCCCAAAGGGGCTGTGCCTATAGCAACTCCCCCGCCGCCCATACTGGTTTGCTCTTTCATATTTGAAGAAAGTCCAAGTATTTCTAATACTTTATCTACGTTTTCTTCACCAACAAATTCAGCTATTTCATCTTTGTTGTTTTCGGGATCACCCAACGCATCTCTAAATGCTGTGGCACTATATGGTTCACCACTAGGACGTACAGTAGGATTGACGGCTGTTTCTTCTGGCGGCAATAGCGTAACACCTTTTTTAATGTATTTTTCTGCGCCTGTCCAGCGTCTCCAATCATCGTCTTTGGTGCTAGCTCCCAAGATAACTGTATCGCCAATATCAATAGGGCCCTCATCACCAACATGTTCATATGCTGCGTTGATAGGGGAGGCATGGTCAGAGATTCTTACATCAACGTTTGGAATCTTATCTAACAATTTCTCCCATATTTTAAAAGAATCTTTAGCAGTTACTTCTCTGCCATTTGGCAGTTTTCTGGCCCTCGCCACCGGTTTCGATATTATAACAATAACCTCGTCAGCTATGCCGGCATACTTTTGTACCATATCTAGATGCCCCTTGTGAGGTGGCTTAAAAGCTCCGGGTACAACTGCAACAGTTTTTGAAACGCTTGAGTCCGCTAGCGGATTTTCATCTTCAAATTCTAATTCAATTTCTTGCGGATCTTCACCAATAATGCCTGTTTCGCTCACTTGTCCACCAAATTTGTCGCCTTTATCTACAGCGAAGTTTGCTCTACTGAATTCTAAACGGTCTACAAACTTGACGCCATTTCCTTGATGGTCTACAGCAACATAGCCTTCTGGGTTTGTAACCACTAAGTCACCGGATCCATCGTCAACAAAGTGTTTGGTGTTGTATACAGCATTGTTGTATTTTTCAATAAAAATATTCTTTGCTTCAAACAACAGTCGGCTAACCTTAAACAGATTAATAAAATCTTCCTTCTTGCTATTGAAAGAATTTAGTAACATCGTTCCATTATTGGTTGCTCGTTGGCGACCTTTTTCGCTTTTAAGACTATTGATTCTCTTTTGAAGACGTTGAGAAAACCAGTTGATAAACCCACCAAAGGAATCTTCTGCGTTCTCTAAAAAGCTACCTGACTTAATTTCACTGTTAATGTATATGTTCAGTAAATCTAATGGTAAATCGCTATAATCGATATTTTCGTTGACCGTATCGGCTTCTCTTACTAAACGGACAACTTGTGCTTCTTCTTCCTCTGTCAACGTTACGACGCCAGTGTCGTCTGTAAAGAAAGCATCATCAAACCAGACGCCTGGGACTCTTCTTAAGGTTGATACATCTGCTCCAAAAGTTGCGCCACTATCTAAACTATCATAGGTGGTGTGGAATACAATACCAAATTTTGACCGTCCAATTTGTTGTCCCAAATCAGAATCTACAGGGACCGCATATAGAATCGTATTGGGCTTAAACGTGTAATGTGGTTCTCCGTCTATGCTGACGGTTTCAATCATTTCATCGTCAAACATAAAATCGCCTTGTAGAATATTTCTGATTCCAAGTGGCGGTAAGTACCGGAGTGCTTTCACTAACTTATCAACAAGGCCCGGAGCGTGTCCATGATTTCTTAAGACATCTTCTTCGGTGTAGTTTATTTTCGGAACTTTATTAAAAATTGATTTGGTACCAACAAAAAATCTACCATTTTCAGGGTTAATACCAGCAAATATAGCTGGGGCCCCGTCCCACTTGACTGATGTTTGAATGCTTGAGTCGGTGTTACCTTTCAGAGTTTTCAATAGTTCTAACAGAAAGGCTCTGGCCATTTTATAGCCGGCAGGGCCCTTCGTTAGTACTAACTCCTCAAGGTGAGTAAGATGCGTGTTGGCTTTACCCATTTTAATCTTCCTTGTTTTTTCTAATAAGTTTAGCTTTTCTTATCATGTAGAATTACTTCTTACGCTTAAGTAAGGCTTCACGTAGAGCTTTTTTGACGAGTGTCTCAATTTGCTTTTTGGTTGGCTTCTTGCCTTCACGCTTACGTGCATCATGGCCATGACGGTCAACGTGTGGTGATTTACGTCCCGATGAAGCGGCTAGCTCTTCTAGCTCTTCTTCCGAACGACAAGCCTCAACTTCCTCAAGTTGTTCTTCCCCAGCCGGCGCCTCAACTTCGGCATCTTCGGCTTGTAATTCGCCAGTTCCATTAAACTGCTCAAACTCCTCAAGAGTATTGAACTTAAAGCCCCAAGCTTCAGACAGGAGCTGAGTCATTTCCTTGTTTTTCCAATCTTTTGTTGACATCTTGTTATCTCCTTTTTGTAGATGTTCGTAATAAATAGTACCTTTGCAACTGTCTTCCCAGTCTCTGAAAACTATAGAGGCTTTATATGCTTCAATTTCCATTGTTCTCAAGTGTGGATCATTTTGTGCATACCCTTGTTCGCCCATGGAACTAACTTTGTCAAATTCACCATTACAGTTTTGAGTATGGTGCATTAATTCATGGGACAATGAACGCATTATGTCTTTTGGGTGACGCCCAGTTACAAATAGTGTTATGGCTTCCGATGCGGGATCATAATATCCCGTTTTTCCCATTGGGTTAGCCGCATTTTCTTTATCTTGTTTTAAAAACAGCTTTGGTGGTCTATCAAAACCCATTTGTTCTTGAGCGAAGGGCATGAACTGTTTAATTAATGACTTTAATGTGTCAATCATTCAAAAAAACCTCTTTTTGATCATCGG